AAATACTTTTGTAAAAACTTTTCCACATCCAGCTTCGCCTCGGACCACTTGGGGACTTCCCCAGGCGTGGCCGAAGGCGCCTTCTTCTTGATTTCCGGGCACTTGACGGGTTTCTCATACAAGGCATCACGCAGTTTTGTGGTGAGCACGTACTTCCGGCCGACGAAGTCTCGGCAGAAACCATCCTTCCGGCCGCGTATGTCCTCACACCGGCAAAAGCACTTTTGAGCGATGTAGTCACCGCTTATGTAAAACCACACGTGGTTCGAACCGTGATCGCGTCCCGTGTTCTCGCAATACCTCGACGTCGTAGACACCAAGTACTGGTTTTGGAATTTAAAAAGTTTCGTGACCCGAGCAGCGCCCTGGCCTTCCATGTACTTGTTTATGAACATCTCCAATTCCACGCGAAGGGCCAAATCCACCACCTCATCCTTCATCTGCGCCTTGGAAAAACCACCTTCACGGCGCAAGACCTCGGACGGGGGCTCGACCACGGCGAAGTCCTCGCTTTCCGTGCGCACGGAAGCCATGCCTAAGATCTTCGCGTCCGGTGTGTGATCCACGCGCATCATCATGCTCAACGCCGGTCCATGCCTGTACATAAACACCGGAAGGTAGGCCAACTGGTTGATTTTTCCACTCTGCGAACACCCTTCACAGCCACGGCCTTGACACTCGTCGTGCTTCGCCTTCTTGTGAGACCAAGGCATGCGGAAACCACTCCCCTTGGACCCGCGGTGAAGATCCCCATACACCGCGCTGTCAACCACCTTTTCCCAATCCACACCACTCTTGGCGATGCTCAGGGCCACCAAGATGTGCTCACGAAGGGCCAACGCCGAGGCCTGGTTCACGATGAACCCGTGCCAGTTCAAGTGGACACCCGTCTTCACAGACTTACCAGACCTCTTCGGAGGGGACACGCTCACGAGGCAGTCCTTCCCACCGTGACGCTTCACCTTGTCGCAGATGATCTTACACACACTCTCAATCTCGTTCAGAGGCATCGCATCCTCCGCCTTGTAATCCAAGTCCACGAAGAAGTGGTAGTTGGTCGTCTTCTGCTCCACGACGAACAGGGTCTCCCCTTCGCGCACGCAATCTATGTACTTTTCGTGAAACTCCGGTAATTTATCACACGGGATCGATAACTTCCCGCCGTCCATCAACACGTGTGATAAATTCCGCGCATTGTTAAATCCTTTCTCGGCACACCACCGCTTGAACGTAGCCATCGCTCTCCTTACTCTATTCACTGTCTTCTTGTTTAAACCACCTGCTCATGAATGAAATGTCCGGGTACTCTTTTCGAGAAGACAATTCCTTTTTAATCACTAACAGCTCATAGACTGTTTTTTCCCTGACCTTTTCCACGTACTCATCCGCCTCGTTTTCGTAGTATCCACGGTTCTTTATGAGTAAAGTTTTTATTTGCATTAAAACGTAGTTCTTGGACTTCATCTTCCGCTACTGATATTGAATGTTTTTCTATTAGCAGAACTCATGCACATGCACGAGTAAAACTCTGGGTTCGCGATCACCTTGTCCTGGATCATCTTCCACTGCTTCCGGGCGTTGAACTCCGGGAGGGTATCGAAACTCATGTAGTCGTTTTCGTCGTGCGTGCGCTTAATGCTCTGCTTCTGGATCTTGCGGAGGGTCATGCGCTGCTTCTCCTCGTAAAATTTTTTCACAAACGCCTGTTGCTCCACCCGCTTCCACGGGACGAACAACACGAACACGTTGTACACGAGCTCCACGTTCGCTTCTTGCGGGTCCTTGACCGTAAATTTAAAGTCAGCGTACTCGCCACTGCGTAGGGAAATCACGCCCCTAGTCTCTTCCTCAAGTTCGCGAAGGGCGCACCGAAGGGGATTCATGATCTCCCTGCGGCGACACCCCCCGGTCACGAATGTCCAATCTTTAAATCGACGATCCCTCACCGTGAGGAACCGCGGCTTATCGTCAACGAATGTCACTGGTATAGCAATTGCTTTGTGCTTTTTCAACATGTCTGCACATTATACAATAGGCCCAGTAATTATTCTTCTTCGGAACCCGCGGCACCCTCGCCGTTTTCCGCACCGGCGTCGGCCTGCTGCTGCTTCTCCTCCGCGTCGGCGAACCGTTGCGAATCGTCCGCCTGGGCTCGAGCCATCTGCACGAACGCGCGCGGCGGCGGAAGCTGGTTCAAGTGGCGAACCACCTTACTGGAAACACCCTTGAGGCTGTCCAAGTCCTCCTTCGTCTTCTTCATCTCCTTGAAGAGGTAGACCGTGGCCGCCAGCGCCACGATCGTCGCCACCATGAAAAGGGTTTGCTTATCAATAGGAATCATGTTGTTCTAACTCTCTCTCGTGGCTCATTTTTAAGCCACCACCAAATTGGATCTCCTGGAAGTGTTTCTCTTTATTCGCAGTGGGCGTGGTGCCGATGTACTTTTCGAGCTTTCCCGATTTGGGGTCGTACGTGAGCACGAACACCGCGGATAAAAGGGTTATCGTCAACCAAATATTCATTAAATTAAACAGTGAAAAAATTAATTACGACGAGTACAACAAACCGGCCAAACCATTCTCGAAACGGAGGATGTTCAGACCGATGGCGTAGATGTTATCGTTTGAAGTCGCCGTCTCGCTCACGATGCGCGCGCTGTCGAGGCGAGAGAAGTTCAAAGTGCCCGTGCTGAAAGGCTTGGACACGTCCAAACCGAAGCTGTAGACGAAGAGGTCATCCAAGCTGTCGTTGTCACCGAAGCTCGTGTGGTAGAACAACGGGACCGAGGTGTAGTTCGGGTGGGCATAACGGTAATCACCGATGTCCGTGCCGTTGATCTGGAGCTTCAAGCGGTTCGTGGAACCCACCAAGCTCACACCACCCGTGTTCGCCGCCGCGATGGCCTTGACTGGGTGATTGAAGTTGAGCTCCTGGATGCGAGCCGCAGACGCCACGCACTTCGTGACTTGGGTGATCACGATGTCCTGTCTGGTGGAAGCGAAGTGATCGCGCTCATCCGTGTCCAAGAAGATGAAGTTGGCGTAGCACGTCCACGCCGAAGCCTCGGCCTCGGAACCCCACGTGATTCGGATCTCCACGTCGTGGTACTGGCAGCTGATCAAAGGGATGCAGTCCTGGAAAGATTCCGAGTTGAAGAAACGGATCGGGTAGAAGGCGCTACCAGAACCGAACAAACCGGACGCACGGGACTTGGCGTAGGTTTGCGCACACAACTTCGGCGCAATCAGAGTGCTGAACGTGCTGTCTTGCTCGTCGATGAGCTGGCCACCGATGTACAAAGAAACCTTGGAAATCGCCTTGGTCCAGTCAGTGATGGCGACGTTCGCGGACGGAGAAGCCGTCTTCGTCGTCGGCTGGAGGTAAATGTAAGACAAAAGGTCACCCTTGCGCTCGAAACGAACACTCGAGATCCCACCGTTTTGGACATTGCCTTGGATCGTTTGAGATTCAACCGATTGGGAAAAGTTAGTGTGACGCTTGAAAGTCGAGCGGAAGTAGCTCGCTTGCGGGTTCCCAACGAGGTGGGAATCTTGCGCGCCGATCGCCAAGAGTTGGGCAACACCGCCTGACATCTTTTATGTATAGTATGTGGCAACATTTTTTTAAATTAACAAACATTTCAAGAGAGCTGCCCGATACACCGCGTCATACTTCGACACCTGCTGGCCGTGCTCATCCAAGTAACGCATCTCGTAAGCCGGCTCGGTGTTTTCGTAATCCATGTACCACTGGCCAGTGCCACTCTGTTCCTCGCGCACCTCCAACACGTACCCATCCTTTGGCGTCATAGACGTGCCCAAGATCTTCTTGTGTAAAGTGCGCGTGCGCAAGTCGTACCCTGGCGCCGCCTCCCCCACCTCCTTGACCACAGACCTGAAGTATCCGTGTTCGTAGTCAGCTTGGTCACTCACACTCAAGTCTTGCCACGCCGAAGGATCCAAGTACACGGAGTACGTGTACACGTACGTCAAAGGCCCACTGTCGGTGTAGCTCTCCACCTCGTACGGGACCCGATCCTCCTCAGACAAAGCGTCGTACACCGCCTTGGTAATCGAGTTAGTCAGGATCTTGAAGTACTTCTCGCAGTCGTACGATGGCATCTTGTTCACGTACGGATTGTAAAAAACGCGCTCGTACACATCCTTACCGTAGTACTCCTCGGTCACAGTCGTGCGCTTGTCAGAAGCCAGATTGGAATACTCCTCCTCACTCACGTCTGAGAGCTTGAGGTAGTAGTTCACATTCGACGTATTCATCACCTCTCGGCGCACGGGCACCCGAGGCTGCGTGAAGTCACACGGCTCCAAAACCTTTGCCACAGTGCTACTGCGGAGAAGGTCGTCCTGCTGCTGCATCGCATACCCAGCAACGTTACTCGTCGTGATCAAATCACCCACCTCGATGTCGTGATCCAAGGCGTTCGCGACCCAAATCCTGACCTCTCCGTAGGTCTCAATTATGCCCTCGGGATCACCAACAACGCCCAAGAAAGTCTTGCTCTGAGCCACGTTACTCAGAACACCCTCGGCATCCACCAACAAGCCTTGGCCATCCGTGAAGGACAATTCACGCTTCACGCGATGCTCTTTTTCTTCCAACGCCCTGACCTTGGCCTTTTCCGCCTGCAACTGCCGGTCCACCTCCTGTAACGCGGCCGCGGCCGTCGTCCAGATGGCGTCCTTCTTCAAAAAGTGGAAATCGCGAACCTCTTGTCCGTACACGAACACTTGGTCGCGACTCTCGATGGGTTTCGTGAGCCGAACCGTGTACTCGTCGATGATTTCGTCGATGTCCACGTCCTCCTCCCTGTCGTTTCGGTCGTACAGACGCAGTTTGGGCGCGCCCACTTCCAACTTGGTGGTGTCGAACTCTAACACCGCACCCTCGGCGTAGACGTTCGCGAGTTCGTACACGTTTGGAATCCATTCGGTTCGTTCACCCGTCGAATAGTTCAACGTATCACCAACTTCCTGCGCGATGAAACCCCACACGGGTAAGGTCCCGCGGTCGACGACGTCTCTGTAATTGTACAATTTCGGCTGTATCAAACGGAACGTGTCGAGCGCACTCGAATCGTTGACGTCCACGATGTTTGTCTTGATACGACGATCGGACGCTTGGAGTGTACCAGTGTGCGACACCATATATTGTCCCGTCATTATCGAATGGCGTGCATAAATACTGACTGGACCAGCCCACCCATAATCTGGGTTGCTCGCAAGATTCACGTCGTACCTAAAGTACCGCATTGCGCCATCAGTAACGGTGTGATTGGTACCATTAGCGTCGTTGTATACAGTCAAAGGTACGTGCGGTGCCGTCGTCCCAATTCCGACCGAACTCGTCATGACTTGGCCGACGTTCAGTTGGCGTCCGTCGGTGACGTTCATTTGGGGAATGCCGAAGAATTGGATTTCACCTACAGTGATCGCGTAGTAGTAATTGCCTGATGTAAACACCAACACTATGCCGTAGACGGGTTTATCATAATTGATTGGGAAATGCATTCCGACGCCGCCTGCGACCCAGAAGTCATTCGAGCTTTTCCCGTAAAAGTTGCCGATAGTCACCCAGCCTGTCTCGTCGAAAGGGCTGGTGGCACCTAAAACTACGAAATCGTGGGGTGCTGAAATTATTTCATTGTTTCTAGCTGCAATCACCACACTTTTACACACGAAACCGCATGGAAACATTAAACCTAACCACTCACCGGAATAACCATTCAAGCTTGCGTCGCTCGTGTATGCGTTTCTACCGCCGGTCACATTCGTTGACGATGTACCGTACGTAGGCGCCTGGCTGTACCAGTACGAAGATGTTGACCAATTTTTATCGAAAGCGTCAACTGGTCCCGCACCACCAGTCTCATCACCAGCTGAAATCGCTTTAAATATCCCATGCCCGGTGAAATGCGTGTATTCGGAAGTCATGGCTCCGGGTGGAAACTCCTGCAAACTACCGGCGACGACCAACCTCTGTTCCGGGTCGCGCAAACCTATGCCCAAGTTGCCCTTGTGCAAACTCACCAAATCCTCGCGGTGGTCGAACCGCGCGGCCTCGTACTCGTAGAGTTCGCGGACCTGGTCGGCCGACAACGCTTTCGAGTACACTCTCGCGTTTGCCGTTTCACCTATCAACGAGCCCGCCCCTGACCTGTGCCCGAGGTAAAAAGTAGACGACGTCGTTGCCAAATTCAGGGAACCTGCCTGATAACTCGACTCAACCTCACACGGCACGCCGTTGACGTACAGTTTACGCGCGAGTCCGTAACTGCCGTTCACTACGCCACTATCGCTCCCACCGTCGTAGGTGGCCGTGATGTGTAACCAGTTCCCAAGTGATTTACCAATTTCCGGTAGGTAAAATATGACATCGTTGCTGTAAAAATAGTACCGTATCATCCACTGGTTCGAGATCCACTGAAAACGCGCGGCACATCCTGCGTCCGTCGAAGTACTACCGAATTGAAAAACATGTTGTTGGGTCGTCGAGGTCGTCTGGTAGCGGTACATCCACGTCGACACCGAGTGCGCCCACGCGCCCGTGTCGTGGGACAACGTCGAAGAAATGTAATCGACGTTGTTATTGTTCAAAATCCAGGAATTATATTTTGCATTGAACCCCTTCGCGCCGGAGATCGTCGCGGTCACCCCATTCCCGGAGAGGTCATAGACATTCGAACTGTCCGCGAAACTGTACGAATTACTGTCGTTGGCGTCCCAGTACACCTCGAGGTG